TGTGTGCACGTTATCGGGATAAAAAAGGACAAATACGGGAAAATGTTTGATCCGAAGACTAATAAGACTTATCACCAAGAACTCCTTTAAATCGAAACCTTTAAATAGTTCGCACAACCCATATATACATGGCAGTAACAGCAGCAACAAACGCGGTTCGAGAAGTAGAAGCTTATGGTCCTAATAACGACGGCGGACAAAGACGTTTTACGGTTGCAGCGGGAACGGATATTGCTAAGGGTTCTTTATTAAAATTTGCTGATCCTAGAACAGCGTCTCAATCCTCAGGGGAAGGAGATATTATTGCGGGTGTAGCGGCTATGGACAAGGAAGGGGATGATCCTTCAACAGAAATCTCAGTTTGGACAAATGGTATTTATGAATTTACAGCTTCCGGTTCTATTACAGCAGGAGACCACGTGCAGAGTTCGGATGTGATGGTTAATGGTATAATTACATCTGGGGACGTAGCAAACTCGACACAGATTATAATTGGAACAGCTTTAAAATCGGTTTCGACAACAGAGAGAGTTCAAGTGAGGATGAATTTGTAATGGCAATTTCTAACTTATACAGAATGAGCGCTGATGAGAGAGCGAAAGCATTAGGGGAAGAACCTAAGGCTGAAGAACCTAAACAGGAGAAGAAAAAGAAATAATGGCATTTGATCAACAAACAGGAAGCGCAGATTTGAGGAAGGAAGTTGTAGATAAAGTGATTAGAGATATTGCGAAGCCTTCTTATAAATTTAAACAAGCGGTTAGGATTGTTAAGACTAACGCATGGAAACAAACATTTTTTAGAGCAAGCACTACGGTTCTTTCAGGAGCTTCGGGCGCTTCGGTTGAAGGAATACCAAGAGGCGCAGCATTTCCAAGGGCAACACCAACGACAGAGGAAGTTAATTCTTATATTGTGAAGTATGGTCTTGAGGACTTTATCACTTTTGAGGATGTTATGAGTTCTGAGATTGACCAGGTGAAGCAGATTATATTCAAACTAACACAGGCTACGGTAAGCGCAGTAGACGGAAGGATTTACAACACACTATCAGAGAACGGAACTCCTGCTAACATCCAAGAAATAGTTATTACAGGTGGACAGACATGGGACGCTTCAAGTGCGGCAATAATCGACAACCTAATGAACGCAAAGCAGTTAATCGGAGAGAAGAATTACAACTCTGCCGGACTTATGTGTTTCCTAACAGACGAGGCTCATAGATATGTTGTAAGTTACTTAGCAGAAAAAGGGGCACAATTCCCAAGCGTAGGTAATGAAATGGCTAAGAATGGAAGGATAGGAAAATTGGCAGGTATTCAGTTGGTAGTCTCAAATAACGTAACATCGTCTCAGGCGTTAGTTGTTGTGCCGAAGGTATGTGGAGCATGGAGAGAATCTGTAAGTCTAAGAAGTGATCTAAAGAAAGACGCATTTAAGGGAACTAGGATTAGGGTTGTAGAAATGGGCGTTGCACAACTGACAGACCCGGACGCAGTAGTTCTTATTCATTCTATTTTGTAGTTTTTGTATCGAAACCAGTATCACCCTGTTCAGTAAGGCGATACCGATTTCTAGGAAGTTTTAAGTAGTATCTATTATTGGGGAGTATATGGGTGGATGGACAGGAATTGGGAAGGATAGGATTAATTGGGACGGACAGATTGAGCAGAAAGAACTAACACCGATTAAGGAGAACGATCTAGTTAATAAAAAGTATGTTGATGATAATGATTTTTGGCTTCGGGATGCTAACGGACTATACCCCAAGACTTTAACGGATGACGTGGGAATTGGAACAGCAACACCAAGCGACCCTCTACATATTTACAGAACTTCGGGCAACGCGAGTTTTAAATTAGAGACAATAGACAAAGCCCAATCAAAATTTATTTTAAGAAATCTAAGAACCGATGACGTAACGCAAGTTTGGAGTTTTACTTCTGGAACTACGGGGGACTTCACGTTTGCTAATAGCACAGACGCAACAAACCCATTCCAAATAAAAGCCTTAGCACCAACAACAGCATTACTAATAGGCAGTGCGGAAACTGTTTTTAATGAGGGGGGAGCAGACCAAGACTTCAGAGTTGAGAGTGATGTGGGGGCACACGGGATATTTATGAATGGGGCAAATGGGAAGGTGGGACTTAATGAAAACAACCCACAATATAATTTACACATGACTTCCGATACAGGAATAGCAGAATGTAGGATAGAGAGTGGAGGCGCTTCTTCTACGAGGGTTTTATTAAAGAATAGTGTTAGGACGTGGAACTTTGCAGTAGATAGCTCGGGAAGTTTTGCAGTCCAAGACACGACAGGGGGCTCAGTCTCTCCGTTTAAATGTTTGGCAGGAGCACCAGGTAACGCCCTAAAAATTTCTACTAACCAAGTGATAATTAATGACGGAAGAGCAGACATAGACCTTAGGGTTGAGGGAGATACGCTTAATAATTTATTACATACAAACGCAGGACTGGATAGAGTTGGGATTAACACAGCATCGCCAGACACAAGGCTCCAAGTCGTAGGAGATTTTAAGACAGGAGACGACAACACAAATTATGCGAAGTTTGACACCGATGGGGAACTAACTTTAACGGGAACAGCGAGGGTGAAGAAGACCAAAACATTTACATTTAATTACGCTCAGATAACAGGAAAAGGAAAGCCAACGTTAGTAAGTAGAGGGGTTTTCTTTGGGTGGAGCTTGCCAATATTCGACAGCGACGACGAAGAGTTATATTCTTGTTCTTGTGCCCCTGCGGATTGGGATGGAGTGAGTGACCCAGTCTTTAGTGTTGCTGGGTGGTTGGATACGGCGAACACTGATAAAAAATTTAATATTCAATGCTCGGTAGAAACTTATGATCCTGTAACAAATGAGGTTGTGCCAATCACGGTGAATAGCACTGCGGTAGAAACAGACACGGGCACGGCGGCGCAATATACTTCCTTCTTTGTTTCTTTTACTTTGGATGCTTCGGCTATTGGATTCACGGCAGGAAAGCCAATCGGAATTAGGATAAGAAGACTAGACGCATCGACCAATGAAATTGCTGGAGAGTTTGTTGTTGAGGGTGCAGTGGTGGAGTATGTTTCTAATAAATTAGGGGAGGCAACATAATGACAGAATCAATAAACAGCGACGGTAAACTGATTGTTACTAAAGAAGTTGAGGAAGAAGTTTGTAAAGAAGATTTAGAAAGTTCTTTGACGATCATGGAAGCAAGAGTTACGGAAATTAAGAGGCAATTAGCCCTTTTCAAAGAGTAACGACAAGTATATAAAGGCTCCCGCCCTCTCTATATTATGAATAGAGAAGAATTAGCAGAAAAGATTTCTTTCTTAACGGGACAGAAACCGGAGGATTTAGAATGAATGTTTTTGAGCACTTGTTGATTATAGTAGCATTCGTAGTTATAGTATTTCTATTTGGCTTATGTGTTGGGAGTGTTTTATGAATGAAAAGGATTATTTTTGGTGTGATCAAACCAAAGCAGATTTCAAATTATTACAAGGAGGTGAAGGAATGGAAATGATACTACAAATCAAATCAGTGAAGTTTACCGATACTGAGAAAGTTAATATCCAAACGAATCAGGGATTCATGTCTGCGTGGAATAAGGAACTCGGGGAAGAGTTACAGCGACGCGTTGGACAGAATGTAAACTGTGAAGTCAAGGAAGCCGGGAAGTACAAAAACATTCGGGGAATAGTCGGATGGGTCGAAGGACAGACTGCCCCTATTACAGAATCGGAGAAGATCGTTAATACAGAGAAACCTGTTATCATAGATGATAATATAGTTGATGGTGCGAGAGTTGGCGTAATCTTGAAGGTTGCGGGTTCGATGGTTGCCGGCTCAGGCAGTGGAGACTTTGCTGATAGATGCTTACGTTGTGCGGAACAGGCTATCTTGATGGAGAAGAAGATTCGGGAGGGCTTATGAAACAAGAGAACAAGCCAATAATATGTCCACATTGCAAAAAAGAAGTCGGGTTGAATATCGGGTTTTCTTTGTATGAAATAGAAGAGCTGAAACTAGAGCTTAAAGCTTAACGACAAAACAACTTATTATTTTATTTTTTAATGCACACGTAGATTGAGAATTAAGGCACTCAATCGGGGAGCCGCCTTAGGCAAGTTCGGGTTCGAATCCCGCCGTGTGCTTTGGGCGTGGGATGGGTATCTATTTTTTTTGGCGAAAAAACAAGCGCACCCTAAGCCTATGGACACCGGGAAAGACTGGGATGTGGGTATGTTTCTTAAATGCAAACTGTGACGCCCACATTTTATAATCATGGCAGAAGGAACAAGGGGCGGAAAGCTTCGGGATATGCAATGGGATCGGGGAGTTAGGGAGACCGCTAGACATAGGGAGATAATCCGAAGGTTCAGGCGGGAGAAGAAGATGATGGCGATAAGGGGGTGGAAATGATGG